CGCGGATAATAGCGGCATAATCCAAAACCTTGTATTCAACTGTTTTGAATTTCAAGCTTGATTTTGCCGGAGCATCACCCTGAGCGGTAACTGCTGCACCATCCCAATAAGCATACTCAACCAGAACACCCATATACTCACCAGTAATAGGGTCAGTAGGCATGAAAGTTACAACGTGTTGGTCTTTGTTAAGGTTGATTTGTACATCCTGCATTTTGCTATAATCGGTCAAATAACCAATAGCAGTTCCAGGGGTTGCACCTGGCAACAGTGTCAATGCACTTGTCATGTCAATTGCGGCCTTGGTCTGAATTTTCAAATCGGCACGTTCCCAGTTTTTAACTGTGATAGCTTTCTTGTTTGAAATTGGATCAATTACAATTTCTTCGATCAATCCATCTTTTTGCAAAGAGTCACGAAGTACGGTTCCAAAACCAGACTTTTTGTTGATTGAAACCTTTGGTGTTTCTTTCATTGCTTTCAATTCACTAGATACTCGGATCAATTCTTCGTTGACTTTTGACAACTGTTGATTAGTGAACTCTTGCGATTTAGTTTCCAGTTTTGCAAGTTCAGCGTCAACTTCTATTTTACTCATTTTACCGGCAGCCGATTTAATAGCGATGTCTTTATACTGTTCTGTGAACTTTGTCACAGCGGCAGTGGCTTCTGCGTTTACTTTTTCAAGTAATAATTCTTCCTCAGTCATTTTTTACGAGATTTTAAAATTGTTTGTTAATTGTTTGAAATTTATTTTTTTAGTTGTTATCGGCTCATTGCATTGAGTGGTAATCATTACCGGCTCTTTGTTTACGAGTGATTTGTTTGTTACAATTGAATAACATTTAGGACATCGGACATGGTTATACATCCCACCTAAATCGAGGCTTTTGGTTGATTGAACCATTTCCATAACCTGATTCTGGATGTCAGGTCTTAGTTTGTTCATTTCCTGCTGTACAGTATCTTCAATAGTCCAACGTGTGTAGTTTACTACTGCTTCATTTACGATTGTTTCAACTGTTCGCTCTTCAACACTGCAATAGTCGAATACTAAGCCACAACACGGGCATTCTACTATCATTTGTGATTCCATACTTTTCTTTATTAAATTGATACTATTTTCAATTGTTTTGAATCGTTCATCTGTGTAGTTTCCTTTCAACATTTGACTCAATAGTTGTATTTGCTGAAAGGCTGTATCATTTTTGAAACTCATAAGCGGGGTTTCTGGATTTGCACCCAAAAAAGAAAGCGTAGAATATTCAAATAGGGCATATTCAAGATTTCTTAAATAATTACCTTCTTGAATCTGTTTTACAATAATAGTTCCTATTGAGTGCTCAAGTGTTCTTTTATATCCGGCAAAAAATTTATAGTCTTCAAATACATCTTGAGCTAAATCCTTTTTTAAATTCATGGCAGAACGGACCAATAAACCAAAAGAGTCTGGTTTTATTTCAATCGGAAGTCCTAAAAGCTTATATTTATCGTGGTCTTTCAGGTGTTTAATTCTTTGTATCCCATCAGCAATAGTCTTATTAAAGCTTTTAGGGTCTGAAATTTCGCCAGCTGAATCAACATTATTAAACTTATTGACATAAATAGTCACAATTCCTTCATCTGTTACATCTTCAATGGATGTATTTACGTCTTTGGTAACTAATTTGCCGTTCATTTCTTTTGCTTTTTGAGTTCTTTACTATCTAAATTCAGCTTTTTTAAAGCTTTTATCTTTTTTACTTCTTCTTTTGTCAATTGATTTTTCATAGCTTTTTAAAATTAACTTCAATTGATTTGTCTTCATTTGTTTTGACCGTAGCATCATAAAAAGGATACTCTTGCTCTTCAGTAATGTCTTCAAACTCATCACAAATTCCCAAATAAATATAATATCTATCCATCGGTTTTATCTCAATGAAAATTGGAATAAACTTTGAAAAAATAGGCAATAAATCAAACGACCTATGTTCAATAAAAAAACTATCTGATATTTTAATTCGACCTATTTTCATGATATTGGTGTATTTACTGGTTCTGAAACTGGTTGTACTTTTGGCTGAACTGCATTTTCTGGATATTCATAAAAGTATTTATCACCGTCTTGAATTGGTTCCTGATCCAATGATTTAAGATAATCGTTTTTAGTTACTACATTAGATTTATATGCCATATCATAGGCACGACTAACCATAAATAGTGCAGTTGCTTTTTCCTTAAAAGCTTCCTGAAGACATCCTACATGTGACCAATCAGTTTTTAATTCAAAGCCATAATCACGCATTTTTAAACGCTCAGTATAATATTGATCCTCGTTTTCGACCATTGGAATAACTGCATTTTGATATAATCTTCTTTCAGCCTGTACCTGATTCTCAAATGTTGCACCCTCCATATAGGTCTTGTACAACTCCGGAGGTACTTTAAACCCATTTGAAATAATCATGGCATTATTTGAAAACTCTTTATAAATTCCAAGTTCTTCGGAGTTCATAATAGTCTTCGTGTAGGTAATATCTGAATAACTGATAAGGAATTGATTTTGGTCACGTCTTAATCCATATTCAGTCTTAAATGTAGCGTCCAATTCGGTTCTTGCCGTTGGTGACATTGTTATCTGTGTGCCTTGAGCATCTTTATTGTTTGCAGAAATAATGCCCTGCATACCTCTTGATTTCAAAATAACATTCATAGCCTCGAAAGCTAATTGAGTATTCTGAATCGGCCATTTAAGATTTTCAATTCGTGAAGATCCGATTATTGAATTACCAATTTCAGAGATATTGATATCGTTGAAATGGATAATGTTTTTAGATAAAAATTCCTTTGCAGGGTTATAATTTACTAGACTGTACTTTTCAATTATTCCCTGAATGTCTATTTGATCATATATTCTACCTGTTTGATGGACAGTTACCCACTCACTAGGTAGGCTTATCATTGTCTGAACATTGGTTATATCAGTGCCAAAAGATTCAAGTGGATTATTTAAATAAACGTAATTATTGCCATACGTAAAGAACATATAGGTCCGTTCATAGTTAAACTCTTTTACTGATTGTAGAGGGTTTGGTCTTTCAACAAACAGCTTTCGGGCTTGTTTAACTCCTGTTTTCCCAGATGTCCAAGGAATAGTATTTCCGCTTAAATCTACTAAGTATTTTTTCCCGTTAGTTGCTGCACTTGCCAAAATGTCAATACATCCGTATAAAACCGGATTTTCAGCGACTGCTTTTCTGTATTCGTGAGCATTTGAAAGCGAAATCCAAGCAGGTTTATCAACTAGGTATTGATAATTATGGGCGTTAATTGCGCTTCTGTTTATTCCTCCCTGTTTTGCAAAGAATTGAGATAGTGATCTAAACGTACTTTCAAACATTCTTTAACTAAATTTGTTTCACAAATGTAAAAAAATGTTTTAAAACAGTGTTATAAAACACATATTATTTTTTTAACATGAAAAAAGCCTACTGATTTAAGTAGGCTTTCATTTTATTGGCCGGTGGAATCCCGGGATTATACTTTATATATTTTTGTTCTTTGAAATTAAAACAGTGCTTTGCCAACCAGGATCATAATGCTCAATTTTAATTTTTCCAAATACCGGAATTGGCTTTTCAGTGGCAGTTAAATTATAATTTACTTCTAATCTATGCATGTACAATAGCCCCCATTCTGCCAGTGGCGCAAATAGGATTACGGCAGGTACATCAATAGTGGTGTTTTGTAGGTTGTAACATACGGGGATACCCATATCTGAACCAACTACGGCTTTTGTTTGTGCGGGTATAACCGTTAAAAACATGGTTAACATTGCACACATTAAAAACAAAATTACTTTTTTCATGATAATAACTTAAATGATTAGACATTAATGAATGAACAAATATAAAGTTTAGTTTTGACATACACAACATGTTTTTGAGCATAAAAAAAGGGAGCCGAGTGACTCCCTGATAACTAACCTAAACCTAAATCTTATGAAAAAATAAGTTCAAATATAGTAATTATTTTAATCCTTTATCAACTTCAGAAAAATAAAACGTAATATCAGAAGTTTGAATTTTAAGAGTTGCTGCAAGCTCTTTCCTTATTCGTTCTAAGTCGTCGTGATTATCTGCCAATACCATTTTTGAAGGCTTTATGATTACTCTTTTTATTACCTTCTTTTGTGAGTTTGTCACCATTTTATAATATTTTAAGTTAAAAATTAAACCCGCCATAAAGACGGGAATAGTAAGAGAATACCACAGAGTTCTACAAATTATTTTTTAAGAAGCCAAGTAGACAATCAGCCCGAGCAACACAATAATCATAGTCTATTATTGTTAATATATTATCAACATTTTCAGGATAATCAATGATTGATTTATTCCATTTCATAAATGCCTCGATAAGATCACTTTTTGTAAATTCAAATGTTTCTTCCATGTTATTTCTAATTTTAAGATTAATATTCGTTTTCTACATTAATCCAAATTGGTTGATTTGGGTTTTCGAGTTCAAAATAATCACTAATAATTTTATCGTACATCCGATTAAACCCTTTCAGATACTTGATTTTCTTTTCATCGCGTTCACTGGAATAAGTATTGATCATCCTTTCTTCTGAAATAATCAATTGAATAACGATGTCAGGATGGTAATTACCTAGCTGAATACCTTTTCTCAATAGGCGGTATCCTTGCACTCCTTCGACTAGTGTGTTTGTTTCAGACTTTATGATGTAATTCAATACTTCGTACATGCTTTGTTCGTAACCAAATTGCATATAATCATCAGTGTGAATGATGGTATGATTTGATTTAAATTGATTACTTAGCCACGTTTTACCCGAAGCCGGGCATCCGATTATCAGAACATTTTTATTCTCAATGTCTAATTTTAAAACTTGTTCGATTGTTAGATTGATTATTTCCACGTCTTCAGGTATTTGAATGATTCATTAATGATCTCTTTAATTCTTCATAATTGACTTCCGTAAAGTCTTTTTCATAGAACACTTGAATTTCAATATCTCTATATTTATCAATACGGGTCAATAATATGTGATATTCATTGTTAGTAGCTAATCTAAGATGTTCTTCAATTTCCCTGAAACTATCATAACTCTGAAAAATTTCACCTGGTATTTTTGCAAATAAAATCGGTTTTGCCATAGCTTTTAGTTTTTAGTGATTAGTTTATTTTTATCTCCAAGCCTCAAACATTCATCCAGTCCGGCCATATATCTCTTGTGAGCAGAACTACATCTGAATGATTTAACATTCTTAAATCCGAACGCCTTTGCAATTTCAAAATGAGAAAGTTTAGCTAATTTGATGTTAGGGTATTTCATATTTTAGTTTTTTTAGTTCATATACTCTCAAAGGTGAACTAAATTCAATCAATTTTTTATATTTAATTCTCGCTTAATCTTTTTAAGCTTTAATTCCAGTAATTCATAGTTGAAATCCTTATTGTAGTAAAATGATTGTTGACCAGCCATGTATCCATCCATGAATATATTAAGAATTTCACCATCTGTGATGATAGTCTTTTTATAATCACAATAGTAGCACTCCCAAATACAGCTATAAAAATATGGATGCTTTTTTATTCCTAAGATTGAATCTGTTTTATTTGCTGCTTTAATTGCGGCAATCTTATATTGCTCATGAAATGCACTATCGGCACTAGCAACTATTTTTGTAAATCGGTTTTGAGCGATGCAGTTAACCGATAATAAAACTGCTAAAATTAATAGTAAATTTTTCATTTTTAAAATGTTAAACGTTAATGTCATTTTCCCAAATTGCGCTTACTTCATCATAAGCAGCCGACAAATAGTGAATTGAAGCTTTTACATTTGCTGCATTTTCTGGATCAGCTTTTTTAAAATCACTTCTGGTATTATAAGCTTTAAAAGCTTCACCAAACAATTCTCTAGTTTTAGACAGGCTTTCAAAACCTTTTTTCATTAATTCTTATGGTGTTGCAAATTCATTGGCTGTCATATATTTATAGAAAGGAATTGTTAGCCAACTTGACTCTGAGTTTTGTTCATTGGTGCAAAACTCAATGGCTTCACTCTCTTTATCTACTGCATGAGTAGGTAAGTCTGTATCATTAGATACAATAACGAAAATAGTTTGTTTTTCCATGATTTAATTTATTTAGTTGATTCAAAGTATGTATTGCAATGGGTGCAATGAATGTATCCCTTTTTAGTTGTTTCAAGGGCGTGAAGTTTACAGTTAGGACAATATATTTTATCTGACTGATATGCCTCTATTAAACTAATTGCCTTAGTCTTTAATTCATTTACTTGGGTTTCATCAGTACAACTAACTGTAATAAACCCAAGATTAAAAATCTTGTCAAGAATAATTTGATTTTTAGTTTCGATGTCCATGTTAAATTTTATTTGTTTAAAATTACAATTATTGCATACTACCAAGTCTTTATTTATCATACTTAATTCGTCTTCTCCGCAAATAGGACAATTAGGCATTTTTGATTTTGGTTTCATTTCAATTTCATCCCATTCAGGAAATTTTATTGTTTTCTTTTTATGTTTTAGAGTTGGCATTGATTTACAAACCGGACACCATGCTTTAACCCCTCCATGATTACACTGTTCCATAATATTAATATTCTATATTTTCAGGATCATCACCTTCGTTTAAAAATATATACGCAATTCTTTCAAAATCTGATTGCGTATATTCTTTGCTAATAACGTCATGATTTTTAAGATCGTTACAAAATTCAATAAGTAACATTTCTAGGTTTAGGTTTTCTGTTTCATCCGTTAATACTTCGTTTTTATGCTCTGAAAATTGCCTCATCAATTCCAATACAATAGGTTTTGGATACAATTTTCTATAATCGCCAACCCCATTTAATTTTGCTCTTATTTTCTCTTGATTCTCAATTAAAAATTCTTCTGCTGTTTTCATTTTACTATAATATTAAGTTTCAGATTAGTCTAAATGTGAATTTAACTACAAATATAGCTTTTATTTTTATTATTGCTAGTAAATGTATATATTATTTAATCACCAGTCTTAAATAAACCGTAATATTTTTCAAGGTAAGCCGATAACATGGCCAATGAGTCAGGTGCATCGTCGTTATCATCACTTGTTTTCATCAATTTTGTAACCTGATTAATGAATCTTTGCAAATCTGGATTTGGATTTTCAGGGAAATAAAAGTAAAGTTTGATTATTCCTGACTGTGCAAGTATCCTGCCTATTTTATTAGACTTAGCAAATTGTCCGAATACCTCAATAGTAGGTATTAATTCCCTTATACGTCTACTAAAATAAGCCCCGAATGAATTAGTTTCAATCACTAAGTTATTAATATTACACTCTTTAACCTTAGACTGTACCTGACCCTCCTGAATGGTTAAGTTACATTGATCAAAGATACAGTCAAAAACATAAACACGGTTGCCGTAAACTCTTGCAATTGGCATAGCAAAATTATCAGTTCCTTCGTCAGCTGCATCAATAGCCCCAATTGTAAAATATTCAACATTTTCAGGAAATTCTTTGTATCGTTTTAATGATGTTTTAGGAAATGCCAGCCCGTCAAGTTCTGAAATCCAACCACCCATAACTATATTTTCATAACCATCAGGATCGTCTATTTTCATTCTTTCGTAGTCTGCTAGTATATTTTTAGGCATTAATGAAAAATTACAATCTAAATAGCTCGAATGAATATACATAACGTTATCAACTATACAGTTATCTCCTCCTTCGATTCCTTTTTTTTCAAAAAACTCTTTAAATATCCAGTGTTCTTTGTCTGTAGGGTTCAGAATAAGGATTGATAAGTTCCTTTTTTCTGTATCACGAATTGAGTAAAATATCTTTTTGAAAGTCTTATAATCTGGAAGTTCCTCAGCTTCATCATTGATAAAACAGTTGAATCCGGATAATGATTTAAGGTTAGCTGTCTGGCTTTTTTGGCCCGGTTTAATGCCTTTAAAAGCTATTCTATTATTTTTTGTCTCTATATGTGACTCAGTGTCTTTTACCTTGTCTTGATAGCCCAAGAGTTCAATTTTATCGCTTACTTCAGGTTTAACTGAGTCTGTTATAGTTGAGTTAGTGAACCTTGTATAAAGAATATTCCAAGAATAATCAACCATTGCAATTAAAGCAAGTATTGAAACAGAATATGATTTTAACGAATATCTCCCGCCGGTAATGATTACAGTATCAACCTCAGGATGATAGTTTGAATTAAGTAGTTTGAATAGCGGCTTAAACTTATTTGATATTTTAATAACATCTTCATTCATTATCTGAATCACCAAATTCTATTCTGACCGATTTTGGTATTAGGTCTTTTCCGTTAGCTCCGGTTAACTCCTGAGTTAATTTTTCGCCATATTTTTTAGGGTTCATTTTTGATAATACCCACTTTCGAGCATCTACTCTAAGTCTGTCTCTTTGAATTACTCCATTGTTTACAACTTCCCTGCCATCTTCGGTAGTGATTAGATCATCTTCAACAGAATCAGCAATATTTATAATCTCATCAAATAAAAGATGTGATCTGACTTCCATTGCATATTCGTACTGTTTAGATAACTCCTCATTTTCAGATACCCATCTAAGAAACTGCCAATTTGAGGGTAGGTTTTCGCGGTCTTTATTTAGTATAGAACGAACACTTTCACCCTCTGATATTCGGTCTATAATAGTTGCAATAGCCGCTTGCTTTAAATCTTCTGTCCATTCTATTGGTCGTGCCATTGTAAGTCTTTCATTAAATAGTTTGACTTTCAAAATTACAGTTTTTTTTGTCAATATCAAATATTGTTCAGTTATTTCCAAAACACCTTTTTATCCGTGATCTTTTAATCCAGTTGAAAAACCTTTTTGCTTACCTTGTTAGTCTTTCCTACCCTACATATTCAGATAACGGTATCCGTACCGCCATTCATTTAAGTCAACCTATAAAAATACTGATCACGTCGGAGTTCGTCCGGTGTTACTACGTTGACTCCACTTTGAAGCTGACTTAAATATATTCTGAGAGAGTTCCGGCCTTTTTGCGAAATAAGGAGTTCGTTTCTGGTTAAGGCTTCGAGTGTAACCAGACAATAAAATGATAAAAGCACCCCGAAATAAATCGAAGTGCTTAAATCTTTGTACTGCCAGGTACAGACCGGTACTTTTACCGGATATCTTATGAAATGAATCGACAATATTTATTCTGTATTCTGGCATGGAACAAAAGTACATTTTTATTTGTTTCCATGCTAAAAAACATCAAATTATTTTTACTGGATATATTTCTGTGAATTTTTCCAGTTTTGAGTAATTACGGTCCTTTCAGATTCTTTCTTAGTGTTCATTGCGATACCCTCATTTGAAAGATATTTGCTGAACTTCATATTTTCAAGTTCAGTAAGTTCAACGCCGTAAATTAGTAGCTTTTTCATGATAAAAGCAACCTTATTGCGATATAGGCAAATACCACGAATCCAGAACAAAATACAAAGTCTCTGATTAAATTGATAGTTTTCATAATAGCAAGTTTTTAGATTGTTTTTGTATGATTCAAAGATACACCGGATTTTTAAAATATCAACTGTTGAAAAACATGTTTACAAGTTTATTTTTAATGTTTTTCAGCATAAATTTACGAAGCAACAGGATTAATTTTAATTGATTTCAGTAAATTTTTAGCCCTGTCAATCTGGTATTTGTTCAAATAACTCTGCCAGCAACCAACTGAAGGTGTCCAACGAAATCCGGAATGTTTCAATTCTGATCTAATTTCGTCTGAGGGCTTGCCATTAAAGAATAATTGCAACCGGTTATTTTCAGTATTTGATAACATCCTGACACCGTTTATTTCAATTTCACTACTTTCTGTACTTTTCAAATTAATAGCTTTTTCAAGCCTTTCTTTTGCAGTTTTTAGTCTGGCATTATTGTTTGTGAGCTGGTATGATTCAAACCCTATTTGATTATAACATCCGGGTTGCATTACTTTTATCGCGGATGATTCTGAATAACCAAGTTCCTGAAGTGCTTCAACTTTTTGCAGTTCGCTTGTTCTTTTGCTGAAAAGTATTTTGTTCGTAGCCTTCATGGTTTCCTGAAGTTTCGATAATTTTTCAACCTTTTCTGTCAGTTTTTCAATACTATTATCATCTTCAAGATAAATTGAAGTATTGTTTTCTGCTGCCTCGGCTTTTTCTTCGTAGTATTTTGATTTGTGCATTAATTCAACACCTTTATTCATTTTGTTGTGAATCTTTGACCGATAGGCCCTGTCTCCACGTTCTGAATGATGACCTACCAAAATAGGCTGACCAAAGGGGATAAAATCAGCCATTTTAGTAGCTTGTTCAAATGATTGATCTGATTCCTTGTCTGCTTTGGCAGCCAACTCCCGAAAACGTTCTATCCGGGCCTGTCTTTTTTCTTGTCTATTCATTGTTTAATTTTAAATCTTTGTTGCCTACTTCAATCTCTAGTACAACAGTTTCAGGATCGTCACAATATATTTCAGTGACGCTAGTAACCCCGTCGAAATTTTTTATGTGTTCTATCAATTTTTCGTTCATGGTTTCGATTTTTATGTTGTTTTAAAAGCTTCATTATTAAAGGAAATTACATTTTCTTCAGGGATAAGAATTTTAATGAATTGTTTTTCCTTTAAATTTATGTCCCTTGGTTTTTCATATCCAAAGCCCTGATACAGGCACTCGAATTTATTAATAGCTAATTCTATTTTTTGAACTGAATCCTTTGTGACCGGACACTTGACAAGTAGGTATCTTTTACCATTTAATTTACAAGTCAACTTTTTCATATTTTCGATTTTAAATTTCGTCAAAAATATACTTTACTCATTACATTAAAAACTTTTTCGATATGTTGTAAGACACATGTTTAAAATGTGTTTGTATTATTTGAATTTATAGATTTGTATCAAATTTAAACCTTAAAAAATTACATTATGAAACAAATATCAGTTAATTGGGTACATACCCAAAAATAAGATCATCGCGAACAAGCCATTAAATTGCTAGCTTTGGCTAAAGAGCAGGAAAAAGCGAAAGTAAAAATTAATCGTAAAAAGTAACAAACATGAAAAATCTAGTATCAAAATTTATTACCGAACTGGGTGGTAAAAGTAATTACTCAGGAAGTAAAAACACAATGTTTTTAAAACATTCAAGTCTTACGCTCGCTCAAATGAAAGGGCATATTTATAATAAATTTGGAAAATTAACCTTTAAACTAGCTTAAATGGAACCAATTATCAGCACAATTTTCGATCTACAAACGTGGATCGTCGCATTAGTATCAATCGCCCTTATCGGCGTAGTAGGAACTATTCATTTTGCCCTGAAAAACTTTGAGTTGAAAAAGGAAAGTGAAAAGAAGTCAATTCGTTTAATAATGTATGATATTGACAAAGAGGATCTTAAAGACAAGCTTAAACAGGCTGAAAAGTCAATAAAGCATAAAGGACTAAGGAAAGAAATTGCAAAGCTTAAAAAGGCCAATCAAGATCGAATAAAAACTATTAATTTCATAGATAAAGAACATCAAGCCCTTTGTGGTGATTACTCTGATTTAAACAGAAGATACGAAAAAGAAATTGAGCGCAATAAAAAAATGATGCTCGAAAAGTTTGAACTTAATCACGATAATGAATATCACAAAGGATTAATAGTAGAACTTGAAGACCGTATTAAACACCTCACTGAGCGTATTGAACACAAAAAACATCAAACATCAAAATCAAAAATACCTGATTCGGATTGGTGGACACCTGCAACCGACAAAACTATATATCCTCAATTTGAAATAGGTAAAATCTACAAAAAAGGAATAAAAAAATCGTATGCAGATTATTTACTTTGTCTTATTGCGGATGATAGTATTGAGTATTTAGTAGACAAGCGTTTATTTATGCCAGCTAAAAAACACACGTTCAATCCAATTAAAGATTCTGAATTATGAACCCTAAAACCAAACTGTTCTTAAACTACGTAGGTATTATTCTCTGTGTAATTTTCATTCTGTTTTTCCTTATCACAGGAGAAAGCATTATTGGCAACATTTTAAAATCATTTAAATGATAGACTTAATCTTAAACATTATATTAACAATTGCCTATATAATTTTAGGAATTGTTTGGACTTTGGTTTTGATATTCATCGTCTTGATAACATTCATTCTATTGAATCCCCCGAAAGAATATCACTTTTCAGAAGAAAGTAAAACTAACTCTGAAAATGAGGACTATTTACGTGCGATGAAATCGCTTAATGAAAACGAAGTAATATTTTAGCTATGAAACTCGAATTAAAATATCTTAAAGGTTATCTAGGCACTGGGGTAAAAATGTTAACAATTTCAAAAGGTATTTTTTCATGTGATCCAAACACTGAATCATTGTATGAGGTTACAATAAACAACATAACTGATTTAATTCGTAAAAGATATCACATAATTTCATCAAAAATCCTTCTTCTTCCTATTTCAGCATTAATACAACCCCTTCCGGATGGCACGTTTCCAATTATCGAACTCTTGAAAATAGCCGACTGCTACTCATTTTATCAAAAAGACATTCAGCACTGTAAATTTTCAGAAATGGGAGTTTACTCATACGATGAAGCTGGAAATGAAATATCATTCTTTGAGTATGTTCCAACTGAACACATGTTCTTGTTAAAGTATAAAAAAGAATACAGGATTATTCACAATCAGCTTGGGTTATTTGAATACTTGTATTCTATTCATGCTGACCATTTAAACCTCATACCTGCCGGACTTGCAATTGATAAAAGAACAGTAGTTTAATGTGTTTATAAACATGTTAACAACATTGTTTATATCAATCGTGTTTTGTACTTTTGAGAAACTTTAAACCTTAAATAAAATGAACGAATCAAAATTTTTTACCGTTAATGTTGGCACAAGAACTCGTGCCGGAAATCTAAACACAATTGTAACCTTTGTGGCTAAATCAGACAAAACCCAAAATCAGGTTTATTCTTATTATTCCAAAAAATACACTGGTCTATCTATTGAAGTTTCTGAAATTACTGAAATTGTTAATGATGAAATAACCATCAATGAAACAAACAACACAGCAATTTCATACCAAGAAAATAAAAAGATAAGAGAACTTGAAAGTAGGGTGAAGGAATTGTCTTCATCATTTAATCGTTTTTCTGGTAAAATTAGATACAATACAATGACTTCTGAAATCACTTTAGGGATCGAAGCACTTGAAAAAATCAATAATGATTATAGCAAAAATAAAGCCGAAATTAAAAAAGCTATTGAAAGTTATATTGTTAAAAAATATGGTAGTGTTATTACTTCTGATATTACTGTCGGTGAATGGAATCATAATACCGCAGACATACCTTTCACTGGTTTATTAAAGGGTTCAATAAAGGGTTCAATAAAGCCTTCTGATAACGAACTTTAAATCTTAATCACTATGATTATCAAAGAAGTTAAACTATCCGATGAAGAAAAGAAATTCATCTATAACAGGTTAATAGAATTATTTTCTTTAGACCCTCAATACATTGCTGAATCCTTAAAGGGTGTTGAAATTAACTTTCCCCTGAACGAACTAATTGAAGTTTACGCAACTCTTGACCTGAATGTCGAATACGATGAATTTGACGGTAATCATCAATGTAACCCTATTTCGGTTTACGCAAATCTTAAAAAGATCAATATGTACCACAAGGGAAATCCGGTTAAAGGATTAGAACAGTGGAATATTGAAGACTTGATCAAGGACTATGATTGGTTAAAATACTTTTAAAATCTAAAATATTATGAATTACAAACAAGTATCAGAATCACTTTCAGAATATAATAAAGTAAATGTTGAAATATACATTAACTATCTAAAGTTTTTGGAGTCTGAAAAGAAAGATAATGCACCAAAAAACAAATGGTTTCCTTTCTTCAAAGAAGATGAGGCAATTGATATTTATAAAAAGGTTGCGAAGGATAATGTTTTTATTGACGGTGAAACTATCACAATTTCAAACAGAGGTAAAATAATAGTAAGTTATAATTATCAGGCTTATAAAAACTTGCTTTTGAATGTATATCCTGAATCAACATTTGATATTCAAGTTGTAAATGAAGGCGATGATTTTTCTTTCTTTAAAGACTCTGGAAGGGTTATTTATAGCCACCGGCTTAAAGATCCATTCGCAAATCATAAAACAATTATTGGAACTTATTGCATTATCAAAAACAACAGAGGTGAATTTCTGGAAACTCTCAATATGGAGGATATTGCAAAAATGAAAGCCGTTGCAACCACAAAAAACATTTGGGATGCATGGGAATCTGAAATGGTTTTAAAATCAGTTATAAAAAGAGCCTGCAAGCGTCACTTTCGTGATATCGTTGTCAATGTTGAAAAGCTGGACAATGAAAACTATGATTTAAATCTGGCCAATGTTGATACTATTGTTCAGTCCGCAATTGAAAAAACTACAAAATTTGCCGAACTTACAAAGATTTACAATGAAAATGTAAATTCTGTATCTGATAAAGTAAATTTCATTCGCTTGCTTGGTGAACGTAAAGAACAATTAATGAATTTATTGCCTAATTTCAAACCAGAAAATGAAGTGAAAGCATTGGAATTGCTGAAAAAATACGATGGTAAATTTGATTCACTTCTTTTAAACTGGAAATTTACCGATGATCAAAAAGAATCATTGATTACCTTATTTTCAAAAACCTTAGTACAATGATAATTTACGAAAATATTATTCAGCAAACTCCCGAATGGTTCGAGTTAAAGAAAGGCAAAATGTCTGCTTCTCATGCTACGGCAATAGGGAATTGTGGCAAAGGACTTGAAACTTATTGTCGTCAGATTGTCCGTGAAATGATCGTAGAAAGACAATCATACACCAACAAAGATATGGAAAGGGGTAATGAACTTGAGCCGATTGGAAGATTAACCTATGAATTTGAAACTGGAAATACGGTTAAGCAAGTTGGATTTATTCAACATTCTGATTTTGTTGGTTATTCACCTGATGGATTAGTTTCTAATGATGGACTTATTGAGTTGAAAGCAAGAAATGACGAAATTCATTTTGGGTTACTTTTGGGTGATTCTATTGACTCAGGAACAATATGGCAGATGAATATGGGCATGTTGGTTTCAGGGCGCAAATGGTGTGATTTTGGCTCATATAACCCAAATTACAAACAAAGTCTATTCATTAAAAGATTTTATCCTGACTTATCAAAATTTGATGCACTTACAAAGGGGTTTTTAATTGGAGAATCAATGATTAGAAACCTTCTGCAAAATGAAAATATTCAGAAAGAATTACAGGTTTAGAAACCTCGAACTTATTTACTGTTTGATGTTTTACAGCATACACAAACACTTTATTAACACGTTTATAAACATTAAATTTACATACACTTAAAATCTTAAATCAAAATGAACACCGAATTAGTAAAAGTTGATCCTAAAGAGTACGGACTCGAAGAAGTCCAAGTAGCAACAATTGAACAGGCTTTTTTGCCTAAAATTACCGAACGTGATGGATACGCTCAAATTTATGAGCAATTAATCACAAAAGAACTGACGAAAGAACTTTGCAACGAAGCAAGAGAATTAAGGTTAAAGCTTGTTAAAACCCGAACCGGAATCGCCGATATTCATAAAACACAAAAGGCTTTCTTTTTGGCTGCTGGCAAGTTTGTCGATGCTTGGAAAAACAAAGAAACTGCACCAGTTGAACAGATGGAAGAAAAACTATCTGAAATTGAAAAGCATTTTGAAAATATCGAAAAGGAACGGATTGCAAAACTTGAAGCCGACCGCTTGACATTGACAAAACAATTCACTGAATATCCCGCTTCAAATTTGGGATTGATGGCTGATATTGTTTTTGATTCTTATCTGTTGGGATTGAAGGTTGCTTATGAGGCTAAAATTAAGGCAGAACGGGAAGCCGAACAACTCAGGATTGATAATGAAAGGATTGATAAACTTGGAAGGGAAAGAATTTCTGAACTTTACAAATACGATCAATTTCAAAATGATTTGGTTTCTGTAATTTCAATGGGTTCAATGTCGGATGAAAACTACAAAGCGTTGCTTGATTCACTCAAAGCAAAAAAAATAACTTATGAAGCCGAACAGGAAAGAATCAGACTTGAAAACGAAAGGTTAAAAGCCGAGGCAATTGAAAAAGAACGGTTGACTCAAGAAAGAATTGCACAGGAAGAAAAAGAACGCAAACAAAAACAAGCAGAGTTTGAACGCAAGCTAAAGGAAGAGTCTGATAAACTCGAAGCTGAACGCAAAAGACAGGCCGAACTAATTGCAAAACAAAAGGCTGACGCTGACGAAAAGGCACGTATTGAGAAAGAAAAACATGATGCAGTTTTAGCAAAGGAACGCGCAGAAGCAAAAGTAAAACAGGACGCTATTGAATTGGCTGCAAAAATTGAACGTGAAAAGGCTGAAGCTGAACGTCAAAAGCAAAATGCTATTCTTGAAAAAGAAAGACAAGAGGCAATTACAAAGCAAAAAACCATTGAAGATGCAGCCAGAACAGAAAGATTAAAGGCTGAATCACAAAGGCTACTTCTTGAAAAAGAAATTCAGGACAAAAAGGATGAAGAAACCCGGAAAGAATCTGAACGTATCGCAGCCGAAAAAGCAGCAGCAAAAGCACCGGATAAAGAGAAGCTTGTCAAAATGGTTGAATCAATTTTATTAACCATACCTGAACTTAACGACGCTACTTCTATTGCCGTTGCAAATGTTATTAATGCAAAATTTGAAGCGTTTAAGGTTTGGGCTAATTCACAAATCAATTCATTGTAAAAGTGAAAGACATTGAGACCTGGTTTGATAAGCAAGGCGATAAAATCACCTATGAAAATATTAGTGAGTTTAAATTGCTTATCAAACTATTGCCCGACGGAAGGTATATTAATATCATTCGCAAAGTTGAAAATATCCGTTCTTTGGAGCAAAATAACGCAATGTGGGGAATACCCTATAAATACTTTGAGGCTGCACTTGTTGAAGGTGGAACATTCAAAGATCCATCAAAAAAGATGGTGCATGAATGGTGTATGGTTCACTGTTTGCCACCAGATTATAAGCAAAGAATATTAGATGAATGGTTGAAAGTAGAGCCTATTATCAACTTTAAAACGAGCGAAACATACAAAGAACCTTTCAGATTAACAACTACAAAAATGCATAAATCAGATGCAGTTCATTACTATGAAAATATGCAAATGTTATATGCAGAATCGTTCAGTACGGGATTTGAAAATGATATGATCCCGGACCCGACAAAAGACTGGAAAAAACAAAAACAATAAAAAATTATAAACTATGGCATTTCTAGCAGTTGATCAACTAGGGAATGAATACATCTTCAATAACCAACCCACTCGACTTAAAAACGGTTGGTGTTCGTTTGAACTTAATCCAATAAAGCTACCTTATGGTTCTATTTTAAGGCTTTCAGGGTTATATTTAACTTTTGAAGACGCACCCTTTGAAATGGTAACAAATAACTTTCGTCACGACGTATGTGTAGACTCTGGTTGCCGTACGTCAGAATTAAAACTAAAAACTAGAAAACGTGAAGTTGTTCAAGCAAGACAGTTTATTATGGCTTACAATAAAATTTATTTAGGGTTGTCGCTTGCTTCGGCTGCTGCTGAATTTGGAAAGGATCATGCAACTTGCTGCCACTCTATTAAAACAATCCAGAATCTTTATTCAACAAATCGTACTTATCGGGAACAGTTTAAGGATATTTTCACTAACTTTCCATTGTTGTTAAAATACAAAATCGGTGAGATGGAAAGCAATTTCAAAATTAACATCAAAGAATAATTCACGAATATACCTTTTTGAACTAACATTGTAGCATACACGCAGTAAGGGTTTAAATGGTACTTCCCTATCTGTCAGCGATAAATTTACAAGTACCTATAATGTTGGCAAACCAGTGCTACCCTTATTGCCGGGTATGCGAAGTTATTGCCAGTTTACATTTCAGTCATGTTTGAAGATTTAAAAGAAGATTTTATTGTCGAATTTGGAGAGGAAAACTTTAAAAAAATTGAGTCTATTTTAGACTTATTTGAAAGCGAACCTTTTTGCGATTTTGAAAAAGACGGAATTACTGTTTCGTGTAGCCGTGAAAAGATAAATCAACTGCAAGAAAATGTATGTGTTTCTATTTCGTGCGATGATTTTGACATTGAATTACTTTATGAAAATGGGATCAACGCAGGAACCAGATTGAATGAGTATAGAATAAATCCAGCATCTTCATTTGTTAATGATAAACGCGAATACGAAGTAATTACAGGTATTGAATTGGATATTGATGCTATAGATAGATGGAGTGCAATGACTGGTAAAGAATATTCACTCCAAAAAGCTGAATTTATGCTTATCAATAATCGTGATTCAATTTTGAAATTAATCAAAAATCAAAATTACGATAATTATGTAACTGGTGGAGGCACGACAAAGACAGACCGCTACTATGATCAGAAAAAGTCTGAATTAAACGAACGTGGTCTTTTTTGGAAAGTCAAAACGCGAACAGAAGTAACCACCGCGAACTTTTTTTAAATTGGCAATAACGGTTCGTGTATGGGTAGTGTGGGAGTACGAAGCACTACCCTATCGAATTACAAATAACTTAAATACGAGATACAATGATTGAACAACCACAAAAACCCACATTACCTATACACGGTGTTATGCACAGGTTTTCTTATCGTTGGACTTTAAAAGATGCCAACTTTACAAAGGATAAAGGTAAAGTGTTTAGTTGCTTTGCTTGTGGAGGTGGCTCAACTATGGGTTATAAATTGGCTGGTTTTGATGTGATAGGATGCAATGAAATTGACCCTAAAATGATTGAAGCATACAAAGCAAACCACAACCCTAAATATGCTTTTTTAGAACCAATACAGACCTTTAAAATGCGTGAAGATTTGCCGCAGGAACTTTATGAACTGGATATATTGGACGGTTCACCACCTTGTAGTAGTTTTTCAATGGCTGGTAACCGCGAAAAAGACTGGGGCAAAGATAAAGTTTTTAGAGAAGGTCAGGCGATGCAGGTTTTAGATACTTTGTTTTTTGATTTTATTGATTTGGCTAAGAAATTACAGCCAAAAGTTGTGGTTGCTGAAAATGTAAAAGGCTTGCTTTTAGGCGATGCAATACAGTATGTGAGACAAATATACCGTGAATTTGATTTGGCTGGTTATTATTGCCAACATTGGTTATTAGATGCTTCAAAAATGGGTGTACCACAAAGGCGCGAAAGGGTATTTTTTATTGCATTGCGTAAAGATTTGGCAAAACCTTTTTTAAAGCAAATGAACTTGTTTGATATTTTGCCAGAAATAAAACTGGAATTTAATGAACCTGAAATATGTTTTAAAGAATTTGCAGATTACGAAGGCGAAAATATTACAGAATATGCAAAAAAAGCATGGGATAACCGAAAATATGGGGATAACAATATTGCAGAAAGTAAAGCAAGATGTGGAATGAAAGTAAGCGATATGAATACAGGCTATGTTTATGAAGATAAAGTATGCCAAACATTAACTGCAAAAGGTAGGCATGGAAGTTTATTATTTTCAAAACCTATTAGACTTTCAAAGGCTGAATTTTGCAATGTTGGAACATACCCACAAGATTATGATTTTGCAAAAACTGGATGGGGCTATTTAATTGGAATGAGTGTTCCACCAGTAATGACTGCAAACATAGCGACTGAAATTTATTTGCAATGGCTCTCAAAGTTGGCACTGTCTTAAACTTGTGCATAACTTGTTTATATCAACAGTTTAATAAATTAAACCATATGCAACTTACTGAGTACGAACAAAAAGCAATTCATAAACTCGGACAGGCTATACACGAAGGCCGGTGGAGTAATGCTGGGTTGGTTGAACTTATTAAACTGGAAGGAGATTATCTAAATTTAAAGACGATACCCAGATATGCAAAATCTGTTGGAAAGACTTATCCGGGTGTTGTTAAAACGAGAGAAATAACAAATTTATTTGATGTTAAGTGGATAATTGACAACGATTAGAAAGGTTCAACAATGGCCGTTTTCAACCTATTAAATTTTCAACATGAGCAATAAACCGAAACTTTGTAAGTGGACTCTTGAAAAATGCGATGAAGAAAGAGTAAACTATCCAGGCAAATCTATTCTTTCTCCTTATTGCCATAGTCACTTAATTTCAGCTACCTTGATTAAAGTTAGATCCACAAAAGAGCTAAATAAAACTATTCGAGCTAAAAATAAGGAAAACAAAGAAAAAACGATTGAATTACTTACCACTGATAGATACCGGAAAAAATACGTTCAGCCTATTTTTAATGAAATTGCCAGATTGATAGATTATAATCAGCCATGTATTGCTACCGGAAACTATAAAGGCAAGATGGCCGGAGGACATTACCATTCTGTTGGATCTAATCGTACAATTTGCCTAAACCTTCACAATATCCACATTCAGAGTTTTCAAAGTAACGGGCCAAAAGGAGGCGATAATATCAAATATAGAGAAGGTATCATCAAAACGTATGGATTACACTATTTGGAACAAATTGAGGCTCTATCGTTAATAAAACCGATTAAATTAGACAAATCAGACCTAATGGATATTAAAATACATGCATCAGCTATCAAGAAACAGTTAAAAAAGGAATTAAGGGTGAGAACACCGGATGAACGAATTAATTTAAGGGAAGTAATAAACAATCAAATTGGAATATATAAATGAAAATCAAAACTGTCAAATCGTTAATTAAGATATTGGATGAAATCTCAAAAGTTGATAGGGATGAATTGAAAGGAATTAAGTCAGAAGAACAGTATGATTTAATTGGTGTTGTCCGTTCATCAATTCAAAACGAACTTTCAGAACTCAAAGAATTGTCAAAATGAAAGTCTGGTACTGCACCGAGAAGCGTTTCATCAACCGAATCATCAAGCGATGGAAACGGGAAGGATTCAACTACAATGCCGGACACGTTCAGATTTTAACTTTTGCCTTTCGTGCCGTTCTTTACTGGTCTTCAGTAGAACATCAAAAAGTTTCAGAAACAAACAGATTAAAAAATAACCTTAAACTATTCTAAAATGGCAAAGAAAACATTTGCAGTTCACTTTTGGACTGGATATACAACGAATTTGGGATGTGGAGATATGGTTGTAACACTTTGTGAGAGATATGTTGAAAAACAAAAAAGTCGATTCACTATCGATAAAAGTAAAGTTACTTGTAAACTTTGTTTGTCACGACATAAATTTCAAAAGCTATGAAGGGTTTAAAACTAATATTTATATCGCAAATTAACCGGGACGGAAGCGGAACAACTCCGGTTAATCCAGATTATATACGAACTTTAGAGAAAGATGATTTTAATTTAAATTGTCTTTCAATAACAGAAAATACTTATATCGCACACGGTTTTAATTCGTATGTGGTTAAACTAAAAAATGAAAAGCATTGGCCGTTTAAACTTTCAAATAAATGAAACTTTTTAAATTACCCTTTCGTATTAATGCCAAGTAAATGATTTTTTTCATACTTTTAGGTTTTACTACCATGTTTTATTTGATTGATTGAGCGTGGTAGTTTTTTTTAAAAACTTAAGTTTGTTTTATTCAAAAAGTATTCTGATATTTGTCTTACAAATTAGAAGCACCCATCAGAGAAAGGGGAAACTGACTTTATAAAATGTGATTATTGGAGGCCATATAAGCTACCGGAAACGCTGTTTGATCCGGGGTAAATAGCGAGGGACAGTCGATGTAATCAAGAATAAAAAAAGTTAGTAGAAGGTTTCCCAAAGAATGTACAGATAAAAGCCCCGGATAACGTGTCCGGGGCTAATTTAAAAGGGTTTAATTTGTGTTTGATCATTGCCGGTACTTCCGGCTAATTTTTACTGAATTTTTGTTAAATAGTAACATGAAGAAGATTAAGACAAAAGATATTGATTCAACCAAGCTGATTACAAAATCAGAATATGCAAAACAGATAAAGTCCAACCCTGTTCAAGTTCAGAGAATGATTGATCAAGGGAAATTGACTGTAGTTGTTGCAAAGGGTGCTGAATTAATACATCTTTAATTTTTTTGACTTAAATCGTTAATTATTAACATTGTAAATATAGTTTTTTAACCATTAAATTTTAACACATGGGTAAACCATTATTTCAAGACGTACCGGAAGATCGGAGAGTATTAATGTTGTCTGACAATGCTGAAAGTATCGAAGAAATTGGATACATGAAGCCATTTACCGAAGAAGAGATCCTTTTTATGAAAGATGATCTTGCTGAAGTTTCAATTGATATCAATGAGATTGAAATTGAAAAGAAAGAAGTTGCTGCTGAGTTTAAACACAAACTCGAACCTCTCACATAACAGAAAAAATCTATTCTTTTAAAAATCAAAAACAAAGCTGAACATGTAAAAGAAGAATGCTTCAAGTTTATTGACTATGAAAACCAGATTGTTTCTTACTACAATTCAAAAGGTCTTGAAATCGAAACAAGACGAATGAGGCCGGACGAAAAACAGTTGAAAATTTTCCCAATTGGTAAAACGGGAACAAATAATTAATCATGAACACAGAAAAAATTCAGGTAAATTTTGCCGAAGGTCAGACCAAAGGTGAAATAGTAATTTGTGAAGTAAAAGAAAGAAATGAACTTAAAGTTAAGGAACCTGTAAGAATCAAACTTTCTGGAACCATTGGCGCGCCCGCAGAATTTTTACTAAAGAGAATGGATCAGTTTGACCAGATCAATCAAAAACGCTGTCATATTATCGTTGATCGTGAAGAAATAAGTATTAAGCTTGTTTTCAATGAAAACGATGAATACAATCGGGGTGAGGTTGTCGGAACACTGGAATCATATCCAAAATTCAAAGAATTTGGAATTAATACCGGAAAAGTTTGGACACCAACTGCACTTGGATTATTCTTTAAGATGAACAGGGCATTTTTCACTTCTCGAGATGATAACATGAAGCTTGTTTCTGATTTGATGAATTTCACCGCTACAGTTAATAGCGGTATCACACGTTCCGTAAAGGAAACAGGTGATAAAACTGATAATTTTGAACAAACAGTCAATTCAAATCTTCCAAAATCATTCAATATTGTAATTCCAATTTTCAAAGGCGTACCTGCTGAAACAATAGAAGTTGAAACATTTGCACAGATAGATGGCCGTCAGGTTTCATTTATACTACTTTCTCCGGGTGCTCAGGCTATTCTTGAAGAAATTCGAGATATAGCAGTTGATGAACAATTAAAGACTATCCGTGAGGCTTGTTCTGATATTGCAATCATTGAAATTTAATCCGTTACCAGATATCGGTGGTATCCTTTCAGGTTCGATCCCTGAAACGGAACTAATAAAAATTAAACTAATGAACTATACTTTAAGACCATATCAAAGCGAAGCATCCGACAAGGCAATTGAATTTTTTAAGTCAAAGAAGAAACGAAATGCAATAATGGTACTTCCAACGGGTTCGGGTAAATCTTTGATAATTGCTGAAATTGCAAATAGACTGAATGATCATGTTTTGATTTTTCAACCTTCAAAGGAAATTTTAGAACAGAATTTTGCTAAACTTCAAAGTTATGGATTTTGGGATTGTTCGATTTATTCAGCATCCTTCAACTCGAAAGAAATATCAAAGGTAACTTTTGCAATGATTGGAAGCGTCCGAAACAAACCTGAATTATTCGCACATTTTAAGTTTGTGATAATTGATGAATGTCATGGAGTTAACGCGAAAGGTGGAATGTATGATGATTTTATTTCAGAACTTGACTGTAAGGTATTAGGATTAACAGCTACACCTTACCGATTATCTTCAGATGGTTATGGCGGTTCAATCCTAAAATTCATAACCAGGACCCGTCCTCGGATATTTTCAGAAATGATTTACCACGTCCAGATCAAAGAATTGGCCGACGCTGGTTATTTGGCAAAAATGGAATATTACCAGATCAACATCGTTGATCCTACAAAATTACAGGTAAATGCAACCGGTGCAGATTTTACAGACAAATCGGTTCAGAAACATTACAAGGATATTGAGTTTAATCGCAAACTTAAAGAAGTAATTGAAAGACTGGTTAAGTCAGGACGGAAAAATATTTTAGTTTTCACTCGATTTGTAGCAGAAGCACAGGAATTATCAGACTATTTTAATGGACTAGCTGAAATGGTTTCCGGGGAAACACCTAAAAAGGAACGTGAAAGGATATTGAATGATTTCAAATCAGGTTATATTAGAATAGTTACCAATGTCGGGGTTCTTACTACGGGTTTTGACTTTCCTGAATTGGCCACAATTGTACTGGCGCGCCCTACAATGTCACTTGCTTTGTACTATCAAATGATTGGCCGGGCAATGAGACCGCACAAATCAAAATCAAGCGCGTGGATCGTTGATTTGTGTCAGACATATAAACGGTTCGGAAAAGTGGAGCAATTGGAACTGCGGGCAGAAAAATCGGGTATTTGGGCTATTTTTAGCGGAAATAAACAACTAACGAATAAATACTATGAGTAAAGATCCAGCCTTTTTATTCTACGATGGCGATGCTGCCAGAGATGTTTCTCATATGAACAGACTTGAAAGAGGTGCATATTTTGATTTAATTCAAGCTCAACGGAAATTCGGTGGTTGTACCGTGGAACAAATTCGGAAGATATTTGGTAAAGACTTTGATGAAGTTTGGCCCGCAATTGAACTTATTCTTTATAAAACAGATTTAGGAATATATTTTATTGAATGGGTTCAAATATCAATTGAAAATCGCAAGGATTATGCAGAAAAGCAAAGGAAAAGAATACAGGATTACTGGGATAAAAAAAAGAATGAAGAAGATAAAAAAGAAGAAATTATTATACCACGGAATAACCACGGAATAACCACCGTTATTCCTTTAGTAAATGAAAATGCAATTGAAAATGAAAATGAAATTGTAGTTAAGAAAAAAGGGGGTACAGGGGGAAAAAGGAAAACTATTTTTATTCCTCCTGAATTATTTGAAGTGGAAGATTACTTTTTTGAAAATGGTTATACTAAAGATTCAGCTAATAAATTTTTCAAATCATATTCAGTTGCAGATTGGTTTGACTCAAGAGGTAATCCGGTAAAAAACTGGAAACAAAAAGCGAATATGGTTTGGTTTAAGGATGATAATAAAATAAGATCAAATGGAACAGGAACAAAACAACAGTTTGGCAATAATTCAAACTCAGGGGTTAGCGACGATTACAAAAGGTCAATTCTTGAAAGACTTGGCGTTACCGGAGGTTCAGAAAATATGCCGGGGAATTAACGATTACCCCGCTGTATTTGAATCAGGATTACCGACACTTGGATCAATTAACCGACAGTTTGGAATTGACTTTACTCAGGCATACATCGAAGGTTGGATAGTTAACATTCGGGAATTTATCAACGTAGGAAAAAGAATGAATGATGTTCAGACTCAAGAAACGGCAATGTTGATAATTGAAACTTACCCTTCATTGAATATTGCTGATATAAACCTGGTTTTTAAACGTGCTAAACTTGGCAAATTTGGCCAGTTTTATGACCGATTAGATGGGCAATTGCTTTTAGGGTGGTTTGATACCTATTTTGATGAAAGATGTCAGGCAGCCGCGAATATATCAATGAGGGAGGCTGATCAATATAAGGGTTCAGCTAACATTGAATCATTTGAACAAATTCATAAATTAGCAGATAAATTTAAGTTTCAATAAAAGAACCAGATATATTTTAAATTTGAACTTTATATTTGTCATAACGGGCAAAGTTTATACGGGCTGCAAAGCTCGAAAACCACGGTTGCCTGACTTGCCGGGTTAGCCAAAGTTATTTGCCGTATTTCATTACTAATCACTAAAATAAATAAAGATGTCAGTAAAAATTTATTCAAGTTTCAACATGGGTGGGATGCCAACCCTTGAATATTCGATTAACATTAATGGGATTTCAATTGGTATTAAAAAAGAAGATTTTGACTCTTTAGTTAAAGAACTAGGAACTTCAATATCTGAAGATTTGGAAAAAGCAAAGTCAGTGAAAGAAAGCTACTGGAAAAATGTAGAGAAGTTGCAAGAACTAAGGAAAGAAATAATATCTATTTTCTGGGATGGAGAGCCTGATGACGATTATCTATTTAAAAAAGAGTCAAAGGAAATTGATCAAGAAAAGCTTTTCGAGATTTTGGAAAAGCACAATCGCTTCTTAGGATTCGAATAATATGGCATATAACGTAGGAAGCTACACGCAGTTTGGGATTACGAGCGAAAGCCTGTCAAGCCCCGACAGCGTAAATACGAAAAGAAAGCCTTGAATAACTTTCATACGCCCAAATTGACGGGTAGCTGAAGTTAGTGGTTAGTGCTTTCATAGTCAAATATTTAAAACTAATTAATAATCAATAAAATGTCAACAGAAACACATCAAATTACAGTCGCAAAATGCGAAGAAGAAGAACTCGACAATGTAAGAACGTATCTACAAGAACTTGAACAAGTTGTCAACGAGAATGACGGTTACGATGAAGATGATTCTGAAGTGAATAAAGAAATTGCTGATGTAGCAAGAAAATATCCAAACAGAGCTTTCATCGTTCCATTGAATTTAGGAATCCTTCTCGACAACTACCAGGATAAAGACTCAGATATTTTGAAGCATCCAAAGTGGATAATGAATCTTTTCAATGTCCTCGAAGAAATTGACGAATATCTGTCAAGTAACCCGAAAAACTATGTCGGTAGCGGGTCAATTCTGCACACTAAAATAAAGAACTGTCTGTCGAAAGATGCGAAATAGCATTACCACTAACGTTTCCGCTATGCGTAGTGCGGGATTACGTGGTACGCACTATCAAACTACGCAAAGCCTACGAGCGAGGCAGGACGCTCGATATTACGAATAACCCCGCATTACGTATGAGCGGGTGTTGTACGCCGTTTTTATTCTTAAAACTATGGATTATACTCAATTTTTAAACACAAAACACAAAAGCATTATTCATTCAGGATTTGAAATAAATGAAACTAAATTAAATCCGATGCTTTTCGATTTTCAGAGGTTTACCGTAAAACGTGCTTTAAAGGCTGGTAAATATGCGATTTTTGCTGATACTGGACAAGGCAAAACTCCAATGCAGTTAGATATTGCGAACCAAGTTTTTAAATACACAAATGAACCAGTTTTAATTTTAGCACCTTTGGCAGTAACAGGGCAAACAATTGAACAGGGATTGAAATTTGGAATAGAAGTAAAAAGGCTTTCGGGAAATATACAGATAGCCAATTATGAGCAAATTGATAACATAGATTGTAGTTTGTACGGTTGCATAATTTTAGATGAAAGTTCGATTTTAAAAAATGAAACAGGAAAATATAGAAATTTACTTATTGAAAAGTTCAAAAAAACACCTTACAAATACTGCTTTTCAGCTACACCAAGCCCAAACGACCCTATGGAATTAGGAAACCATGCAGAATTTTTAGACGTTATGGGATTTTCAGAAATGCTTGCAATGTATTTTGTACATGATGCTGGAGAAACGCAAAAATGGAGACTTAAAGGGCATGCAGTTGAACGATTCTATGAGTTTGTTAGTTCATGGGCAATTATGTATTCGCACCCAAGGGATATAGGATTTGAAATGAATGGATTTGATTTGCCCGAACTTTCGATAATTGAAAAACAGGTTGCAACTACATTACCGGAAGGTATGCTATTTTCGGGATTGGCTGTAAATGCTACCGATTACAATTCAAGTTTACGAGAAACAGAATTAGAACGCATTAACCAAACTTTAGAAATTGTTAAAAGTATTGGATTTAACGAACCGATAATTATTTGGACAAAGCAAAATGATGAAGCAAAAAACATATACAACCATTTAAAATTGCTTGGTTATGATTGCCGAAACGTGCAAGGTTCAGATTCAAATGAAAAGAAAGAAGCTGATTTATTAGGATTCGGGCATAATGAATTTCAAATACTTATTACAAAACAATCAATTGCAAGTCAAGGATTGAATTACCAAAATTGCGCTTATCAGATATTTAATTCAGTTGATTTTAGCTTTGAACAAAGCTACCAAGCCATGAGGCGTTCATGGAGGTTTGGACAAAAAAGAAAAGTAACATGCTGGATGATAACAACCGACAGAATGATAAATGTTATTAAAATACAGCAAGATAAACACCTTTCATTTAAAACTATGCAAAGTGAAATGACGAAGGCAGTTAATAAAAATTTACTTAACCAAATAACAACTAAAAACATGAATAGTGAAGATGTTAAAACAGAATTTTACCATTTAATGCGTGGGGATTGTGTTGAAAAATCAAAAGAAGTTGAAGAAAATAAATCGGATTTGATTATATTTTCGCCTCCATTTAGCGAACTTTACACATATTCGAGTCATGTTGAAGATATGGGCAATTCAGCAAACTATAACCAATTCGAGCAACATTTTAAATTCTTAATTCCTGAACTAAAAAGGATTTTAAAACCTGGGCGTATTTGTGCTATTCATTGCATGGATTTACCAATACAAAAAGGAAAAGAAGGATATATTGGTTTAAGGGACTTTTCGGGAATGTTGATTAAATGGTTTCAGGATTGCGGATTTATTTATCACAGTCGGGCAACAATATGGAAAGACCCTGTAATTGAAATGCAGCGAACTAAAGCACTTGGATTGCTGCATAAACAAGTAAAAAAAGATAGTGTAATGAGCCGTGTTGGAATACCTGACTATATTTTATTTTTTAGAAATGAAGGCGAAAATACAATACCAATTACAAATACAAATATACCAGTTGATTTGTGGCAAAAAATAGCTTCGCCAGTTTGGTATGATATTGATTATTCAAGAACTCTGAATTATAGAGAAGGTAGGGCGCAAGATGACGAGAAACATATTTGCCCGCTTCAACTTGATACGATTGAAAGAGTAATATTGCTTTATTCAAATGAAGGCGAAACGATTTTCAGCCCTTTCGGAGGAATTGGCAGCGAAGGTTATCAAGCGTTGAAAATGAACCGTAAAAGCATTTCAATTGAGCTTAAAGAAAGCTATTTTGAATTGAATAAACGAAACCACAATGCAGCCAAAGAAGAAAAAGGACAATTAAAATTAGCATGGTAGAATGCTAAATCGAAGCACGTCTTTAAATGGCGTACAACTTGTAAATATCCGCAACTAAATAGTCAAAATACCAATAAATTTAATGATTTTAGAAATAAAATATAGGTATAAGGGATTTGATTATTTAGTTGCCGATTCGGATGGTAACTTGTATTTAACACCTCATTTTCGTTACCGGCGCACAGTATATTTTAAGAAAATTGAGCCGTTTAAAAATGGCATTAATAAAAAGAAAACAATTAAATATCACGGTGCAAATGTTTCGTTTGCACAATTAAGAAAACGAAAAATTGAAGTTAATGAGGTAATTGAAGTTTACTAAAAACAAAAATCAAATCGAAACATATACGGTGTTACCGTCTTTCTTTTCAGATTTTAAAATATTCATTCTGTTATTTCCGGTATTCCATGAAACGTGAACCCATGTAGGATTTTCTTGTTCATCTGGAAATTCAGAAATTAACTGATCGAAAGCAAGATTGTTTTTGATGTAATTGAATATGTCTTTATTCGATCCTCCGAAAAGTAAACAGATATCCATTGCGGCTCCATTTATTGCTGTGTGTTGGCTATTCTTAGCACCTCCAACTACTTTATTAAGTTCTTCACATCTAAAAAAAGAGTTGATGTGTATAGGTCTATTCCCTAGTCCGGCCCTTAATGGCTCAAATATGTTTTCAGCTAGTTCTATCATGTTTTTTAACTGCGAGGCATCTGGAATGTTACTTATTCCTAAACGCTCTGCTGTTGAGCTAGAAATAGCCTCCTGAAAGGTAATGTGATCTGAAATGTTGTAAATCATTTACTGGTTCCTATTAGTTTATCATCTTTCATTTTTTCCCAGATAGCAGATAATTCATTATAGGCATATGCAAGCTGTTTCAATGCAGCCTTGCAATTTATAGCATTGTATTTGTCGCCCTTAACATCTAGGTCTCTACGTTGATATGCCTTAATTGCTTTTTCCAATTCTTTACGAGCTTTGAATAAGTTGTCAAAAGCCTTTCTCATGATCATTTCAGGAATCGAATCATTTACCGTTTTCGGTTCTGCCTTCGAGTAAAATACAGAATCAGCTTCAGCAAACTCTTTTTCAAATCGGTTCTGCGACGTAGACTGAAGGCAAATAAGCAGAACCGAAATTAATAGGATTGGCTTCATTTTACGAAGGTGTTACAATAGGTTTTTTTGGTATAATCTGTACCCATGCTTCTTTGGCCTCAACCATAACAGTCTTTCCGGCCGCTGCCGCCTCTTTTAATGAGTTCTGATCAACTGAACCGTCGTTTTTAATGGCATTATCTACAAGTCCGGCAAAGTTGGATACAGACAAAGAAACGTCACTTAATTCCTTAGTCACAATTGTTGTTTTACCTGCAATAAGCTTAATAGTCTTTGTAACTCCATTTTTTGAAAGAATACCAGCCACATACATTACTAAAACCCAAATGCCACTATCTTTTGCGTTATTCCAAATCTTTTGAAAGAATCCCAGCTGTGGAGCATCCGGCGCGGGTTGTTGTGTTTGAACCTGTTCCTGTTGTGGCACGTTCGATACTTGAGCTAACACGGGTTGATACATTGTCAACGTCAGGCTGAATAGTATCAAGAAAATTACCTTTTTCATGTTTGAATTTTTTAAATAAATTTATGATTCCTGTAATTGAAATTTCAAGCGGGCGTTTCATTGTATTTGGTTTCTGTTGCAATCATTGTTTGTGAATATGTCACAGATTCTTTTGTTAGATTATTTATTAATCCTTGATTGATAGTAGAGGCAATTCCTAAAAGCACTTGATTTTTTGCAGCTTTTGGTAGGCTAATAATGGTCTGAACGTCACCAAAATCCTTTAAGATAACTGGAAGCCATTGACGAAGCCATATTTTTACTGCATCGTCCAACGTTCCAGGAATTAGTGCGGTAAGAAGATCGGCACCCGGACTATCAATCCATTTTTTAAACCTATTTACTACATCAATACCAATTGGCAAAAAGGCTTCGGCAGATGCGAACAATTTAATAATTAAACTTTTGATTTTCAATAATAGTGCTTTCATAATTAATTTTTAAGAAGTTTTTTTATATCTGTATGAATCTCATTCAATAATTTGTCTTTATGATTTAACATCCTTTCCTTTTCACTTTCCCTTATCCTTCGATAAAAAGATACCGCGACAAAAGACGATGAACTTGCAGCAACGGCCAAAATCATATTTATGACTAGCAGCGTATTTTCGGATAAAAGAAAATGCCTCATACACAGATGCTAAAATTATAGACAAATATATACATAATTTATAATTGAAATAACTTTTGTTTTCAATTATTCCAACATAAACGAAAAGTAAAATAGCCAAAAAGAAAAATATGGCTGTGTAAAGAGATAAAAATCTAACTATGTGATTATTTGATTCAATCAAAAGTATAAGTGCAACAACTATCCATGATACGTGACCAGTCAGGGCATACATTATATTTAGTTTTTCCCTTGTAATTTCAAAGTCAAAAGAGAAAACAATGTACGATAAAATGATCATTACAAGATAAGCTATTGCACCTATATCTGATAACTTTTTCACTTTTTTGATTTTGCTTTTTTAGGCTTCTTAGTAGATTGAGTTACCCCTTTTTTGATAGGTGGTAATTCCGGTTCTTCATTTGGCATGATGTTAATTTTTAAATGTAAATACTAAAACTGTTTATTCATTGGCATTAAAGAATCCTTCAGAGATGTGCCCCGATGAATTTCTTCAAAGATAATATTCATGTGCCATTGATAGGTGTATTTGTCGATTGATTCACCAGGCTTTAAAACATATCTTTGATCGTAATATTTATCACCCAGTGTCCGTAAAATATAAGCATCCTTGAGGCTTAAATAGTCCTTTTTATCGGCTTTATCCGTATTGTTTGCAAATGTTGAAGCGATAACCCCTCCATAAATTGTAACTATAAATAAAACTATTCCAAGTGTCCATTTAACCATTCCTGTTAATTTACTTTCAAGCTTATCATACTTCTTTTCTTGCTTCTCATAAAATAAATCTGATTTTTCTTCACGGTCTGCAAAATAAGCGGCTGATTCTGCTTTCAAGTGAGTAAACATGTCGGACGTTTCACCAATAAAGTTTTTAATTGCATTTTCAGATTTAATTTCAAAATCTTTAAACACATCATTTGAGCGTTTTGTGATGTTGTTAAAACACTCTTCGCATTTTTGTTGTGTTTCGTCCATTCTGTTATTTATAATTCTGGGGTCAACCGAAAGTTTTTATTATGAAATTTAGTTCAAAAAGTTCCCTATACGAACTAAGGATAAATTACCGCATATACAGCGTCTTTCAATTTTTTATGCCCTGCCGTGTGTGGGTGTACTGCATTTGCAAAATCATCAGGATAAGTAAGAATTGTTTTCCCTACGATATGAGTGCAATAAGTTGATCTTGCTGTACACAATGAAGCTATACGAGTGCGGTAATCATCAAGTGTTGCGTCTTCTTTTGCGTCACCTCTTATAAGTGGACTCAAACAAAATACCTCAATAGTTGCATCAAGTGTGTGAATAGCATCCAATAAGGCCGCATAATAACCCTCAAAAGTTGCAGCTGCTGTATTTGCGACACCCCAATCGTTAGTAGCTGCCTCAATTAGTACAATTTTTCGAGTTGTTGTAAGGGCAAATAATGAAGTCAAATATCCTATTGTTCTGGTGACAAGTGGAGATGTGCCTGCAAAATGTTTTATTTGACCAAAACCAAATCCCAAAGAGGCAATATTTTTACTATTTTCAATTTCAAAAAGTCTTACAAATCCCTGCGTTTCAGGTATTGTTGCAGCATCACTCACAGAAATTGAATCGCCAATACATACCAGTTTTTCAGGATGTGACACCTCGTTTATTTTTGTGATATTCTTACACTTTACCGATGTCAAAAATGTTCCCACAACAGAATCAAATCCTGATACACCCGCCTGAGTACCCTCCATTAAGGTAACTTTTTTATTACCGACAGGAAGGAATATAATTTTTTCGGTGAAAGCATATAGATAATATTGTGCAAAATATACATTATCAATAAAGACGGTAAGCAAAGAACTCCCAGAACCACCTAGTTGCAACGTGGGGTTTGCTTTGATCAAAATATTAGTATCGGTCGTGTAAAACTCATATTTGGCAAATGCCATTTTTCTTTTATATGTAGTTTCATCCTTATAATCAACAGAATTAAGCATTATTCCATCATACTTTTCTTTGAGATTATAGGGTGAATCTTTCATTACTCCAAAATTGGTTGCATAACGTTCTTGCAAATAGTCCATTACTTGCATTTTTTCATATCCCGTATGCGCTCCTGAGTAAATTATTAATTCATAAAAATCGAAATTACAACAAGCTGTATCCAAGTTTGCATAACCACCTATTTCGATGCCTTTTGTAATATTGTTTGAGCCAACTGTTGTAGTAACCTTACTTGCGCCATTTCTAATAAATTCTGAAGTTGCAGCTCTAACCACCTGACAATAACAACTCAAATCGGTAGAATATGCTGTTTCGATCACCGCAGATGCACCAGCATTAATCCCAAATCTACCAACAGGGGTTCCACCCATAAGATAAATTAATGCAGTGTAAGGCGTAGCTGGTGTGCCACATTGCGCCCTGTCTGGTGTTGACGATAAAAACTTTGAAACCATGTAAATAGTATATGGTTGGGCGATTGTAAAAATGTCAGTTATCAACCTATTTTTCACCCCATTAAAAGTTATTTTATTATGCCCGTTTAAGGAATTTGCCGTAATAGTTGGATAATTATCAACTCCTGCACCAACTGCATGATGATTGTTACCCTACAGGTCGGTCAACTGCGATGCCTTGCCCGATGAATCAACAACATCATCCGACCTTAACCACAATGCAAGGTTTGATAAGTCCGTTGGAACTATCGATGGATAGCTAATATTTGTCCCTAGTTTAACTACCCCCAAACCTATATGTGTGTTTATTCCTGGCATTTTACAGGGGTTTTAGCCAGTATTTAATAATGTCTGTCGCTGCTGTCTGAGTTATATTTTTCATGTTATAATAGTTTTAAATAATAACAAATAACATCTGTAGCGGCTGTTTGAGTTACTGAAGTAACTTTATTTACCAAAGGTCCACCCATTCCTAAAGGTATTCCAACGCCTACAATTCCCTCATCTACATCGGCCGAAACTGTTACACCTACTGTTTTTTCACATGATGCAATTTTAGAACCATCAAACCACGAGGTGCAATAATAAGCATAGTAGTTAGCTGGCATACTTGTTTTAGCCGTTCCCGTAACGATTAGTACTTTTTTGCCAAGCGCATCATCTTGTTTTGATGCTGTTGAAACTCCGGTAGCAATTCCTAGTCCAAGTAACGTTAGTGACTCAGTTACTTGTAAGACTGTTGTAAATCCAGTTACCCCGTTAATAGTCCAATCGGTAGGTAAGTGTCCGGTAACCATAATATCAACATCGCCAACCGGTGGAACTATTTTAATTAACCCAGATATTGCTGCTACTGTAAAGTGTCCTGAAGTGAATGGTTTTTCATAACTAGGGACGCCAACTACTGAAATATAAAAATTTCCGTTTGGTGTTTTTGTTAAAGTTACTGATCCTGCCATGATTGATGATTATTTAATGTTAAAAAAACACTATAAAAGTAAATATATTTTTTAAAGTATGTTATAAAGCACTATTATTTTTTTGCGTTGCTTTCATCATTATTATACACACATCTTGCTGATGAAGTTAAAGAACTCCAAGTAGTTGAATTTTGAACTTCTGTTATTGACGTACCATCATTAAAATGAGTACATATAAAATTCTGAACAGTCCATACTTGAGAACCTATTTTTACTGTTGCATAAATATTACCGTCGTAATCTATTAATATACCAGGGTCTATTGAATCATCTTTTATTAATCTGATAGGACATCCCTGAACCTTAAATATTAATGCCTGCCATCCAAAATATGATGAATTATAAACAGCGGCCTGACAACAATATGCGTAAGTTGCATCGTAGCTATTTGAAGCCCATAAATAACAAACCTGATTTATTCCTGAAAACGAACCTGTTTCATTTCTTAATCCGGTACCTCGAAGAACATAGTTATATCCATTCGTTGCGCCAGTATTTGGCGAATTCCAATAATCATATCCAGTTTCTTTAAGCTTACCTCCTGCGTAATTTGCACCACCTAATGTCAAGCCAAGTGCATAAAATTCTAATCTAGTAGGAACATGCCATCCAACCGGAGCAATACTTGCTCCTCCAGTGCTGTAAGTTACTGCATACCAATTATAAAGATATCCATATTTTACTGGTGTAATTTGCTGTTCTTGTGGGTAACTCCAAAAAAAGTTAGAATATTGTTGACAGTTACATGATGAAATAATCATCAAAAAAAATACAGTTAAAAAAAATATCTTTTTCATTACCTTCCGTTTATGTAAATATTATTTCCTGATCTGTAATAGCTTGTAATATAAGTACCTGAACTTTTTGATTTCAAAGTATTTGTGTGGGCATTAGTGATAGTTCCTAAAATGTTTGGTGAAACATTCAGCGTGTAACTCGACCCAACGATGAAAGTAACCACAGCGGCCCCGGTGTATGTTATTTCAATATTTCCAGTTTTTCCATTATTTAGATTTGAAAGCGTGATTGAAATATTTGTATTTGTTGAAATGTTCGCGTTTATGTGTGCTGAAACATTGTGAGTATAGTTAGTATTTGCCGTTGCAGAATATGGCGTTACATCTTGATCGGTTAATATTGTCAGTGTATCGCGATTACTGTACCAAAGTGATGTATTTGTACAATAGATTGAATCGAGTTCGTTGGTATTGCTTAAGTCAAACTTATTCCATGCGTGTTGCCCCTTGAACATCCAAACAGCAGAATCAGCAGTATTGTAGTAAAAAATAGGATTGTTCGGAGCAATTAATTTTTTGATAGATGAATTTGGTAACGGACTTGCATTTTGCGAATGTGCAATGAATCCGACCAAAATAAATACAATTGTGAATAATTTTTTCATATCAATTTTTTATTAAAATGTATCCTGAAATTAATTCGCCGGTTCCAGAAAATAACACAGAATCTATTAATCCGTCAATTGAAGAAAGCGTTAACTGCGGATCAATAGGAAGTCTGGAATATTTACCTGCTTCAACAAATTGCCAGACTTCAAACTGAGGATTTTGGCCGTAGTCCTGCATCGGGTTAAAAGAAACATTGTTTGAGTCTTCCAATGATTCTCTATAATTTGAAATTTCTGGGCTATAAACATCTGTAAATTCTATTCTCCGCCCGTTTGGATCATTGCCCCAAAGAACTGACATTGAAAATTTATTGTTATTGCTGACCGCAATTGGATGAAGTCTATAAAGTAGTTCGGTAGGAAGTAAAATAGAATATCCCTTATAAGCTGACTTGTGAACTATTCCCATTTTACCGGAAGTCGGGCAACCCTGTTTAAAAACGTCACTTACTAATATCGTACCAACTCCGGTAGAAATAACTAAGTAAGGAACTCCGACAAAATCAGTGAAAGCGTAATCAGCATCTTTGAGATTAGCCCCAATATTATTGGTGTCAATTGCATTTACCTTTATTCCGTACGTTGCTGCGGTTAAAGGTGTTTCCCTGTCAATCTGATAAACTGATTGAGCAATTGTAAACCACGCCGAAGATGTATTATATTTCGATAAATCACTCATTTTTAGTTAAATATTAGTTCTACCCTCATAGGTAGCGGATTAGGTGCAAAACCTTCTATTAGCACTGTTAAACCATTTCCTACAACTCCCGTATAAGCAGTTCCACGATCAAAGCTCAACATACGTTCAGCCGAACCGTTGATTTCAAATACTTTTATATCAACTATCTTTCTTCCGGTTAAATTATGAGTTACAAGTAAGTTGTAAGTATCATCAACCTCCAATGTCCATCCGGTAGGGTAGTCTGTTGTTTCAATTGCGGCGGATATTCTGGTTGCAACACTTCCAGAAGATGAAGTAAAGTTAATAGTATAAGGATTTTGTTTAAGTTTTAATAAGTCTTGAATAATTATATAGAGGGCGTTTGCAAATCCCATAACTTCTGCGAGTGCATCCTCTACATTTTCAGCGTCAAAAATTCCGGCCAAATCAGCAAGCGTTACATCTTCTGCCTTGACGGTTGCAGGAAATGTAACAGGTTCTAATGTTGTACAATCTGCTTTAAACCAATAAAGTTGATCAACAATAATTAAAGGCATAAATTTATGTCTTAATCCTATGTCAATTCCCGCCAACGCCTCAGCCTCCGAAGCCCACGGAACATTGTTATTTAGATATGCTTCCTGGATTGGTCTTCCGGTAGTTGATTTAAAACCTATGTCAATTGGTATTCCTATCATTGCTTAAAATTTATAGCTTAAAATTTATAGGTTAAAGTTAATAATGTTGCTGGTTCAGGTGCATAAGTTATAGGACAAACAAAAGTGTAAATGTTCATTAATACACTGTTTGATCCAAAAGTAAAAGTCGCCTGTGTTTTTTCAAATGCACTCATAAGATCGTAAACGTTCCACATTAAAATACTTGATAGTTCCCCGAATGATGCAGGATAAGCAAAACAGTTTCGGGTTCCAAGTTCGTTATAATACTGGATTGTTGTATCTTCTTTAACGGCTAATAACTCAGTCATTGCCTTGACTTCTGATTCATAAGGCGGGTTATTTGTCACAGCACCGACATACATTTTAGTAGTGATATCCGGAATAATCGGATTTGATTCAATGATACCTAAATTATCAACATTAATACCGATAGCGTTCTTTTGTGATAGCTTCAGGGTTGCCTGAAAAGATGTTGAGTTTCCAAATAAAGTAGGGTCTATTTCACTTTTCTTAATATACTGAATACTATTAACTGTAAATAAATCCAAATTGCTTACCATCCCTATTTTAGCTATCATGTAATCCGGCACTGCTGCAATTTTCAATACTTTTCCTGTGTAGTATGATGCTGAAAGAATAGTATTGCTTTGTGAACCTTCGAGCACTTCTGATTTATCAATGTCGTTTACTTCTACATCCATCGCCTCGATATAAAAATCAAGATAATTCCCGGTATTTGCCAATACAGACCAATCTATGAATCTATTATCTAAGTCTGATTCAATCCTATCAAGGTTTGAATATTTTATGTATTTGATAGTTCCTTTGTTTATCTGTTCTGTCAAATCTGTGACTAAAACAGGTTCGCTGGTTAATACATCTGAACCCTGTATAGCGGTAAAATAGATATGTTTGTCGAAGTAGTCAGAATCTAAAGTAACAACAAAATTAGTATAATACCTCATATTTGTTGATCCGTAATGCGAAGTATAACCAGCCGAAATACTTTCAATTTGTGTGATTATAGGAAGTTTATAAAATGATTTAAGTGTAATTGTCGCGTCTGTATCTGATTCAAATTGCAAGTAAAGTACATGGTTTTTATTAAACTTTTGAAAATATGGAATTATCAAATTATTAGAGTGTTTTCGATCCGCATGTAGTGTATTCCACATATTTGGAAATTCAGTCGGATAGGTTGCCAACTTTTTAAATGTGACGCTATTTAATATTGAACTTGATATCATTATCGAATGTTTTCACAAATTTATAAAATGTTTTCAAACATACGTTTATATTTGATAGTTATTTTTATTGGTAGTAAATTGCAGACTTAAAATTCTTCACGAATATACCTTTTTGAACTAACGCTCGAGTGCTATGTGCAGGGCTGGATTTCGGGCGGTGTCCGTTATTTGTCAGCGATGCAGCCCGGGCGGAAAGGTAAGGCTCGAAAATCAGAACTGCCAGACTTGACACATAGCATCAAGTTATTTGCCGTTTTTAATTAAATCCAATACGATGAAACAAATACAATTCAAAGACATTTCAGTCAAAATTTATACAGATGCAGTCGAATATACTAACGACTGGTTTGGAATGCCTGAAGGCGCAATCTTAGACAAAAGTTCTGTTCCTGAAAGTGCGGGAATGGCAGATATTATAGGAAAAGAAATTGCAATTTTTACTACAAAACTTTGCTCTTTCGACGACTTGTTATCTACCGTTGCTCACGAATTAGGACACTTGGTAGAAAATGGGTTTAAAAAGAATCCACCACAAAAACCACGATACGAAAAACGTCACGAACTAAAAGCAGAACATTATGAGTCTTTCACAATTGATTCATATAGACTGTCACGCCAGATTTACGGACTCACGTTCAGCGAGCTTTAAAATGGCAATATAACGGTGGTGGTATGAAATCGGTTGGGATTTCGAAGTACAACCATGTCAAGTTACAAAACACTTGCTACGGGCTACCAAGTTTGACAAACCACTAAAACCCAACTGTTTTATACCACGTGTTATACACAGGCATTTATTTAAAATTCAAATAATTACAAAATGAAAACAATTAAAAACGACTATTGTATAAGACAATTTGTAAGCAGCGATACATTAAGACCTGCAATGACTAAAGTAAATTTACAGGATGGATATTTATATTCTACCGATGCCCATATAGTTGGGAAAATAAAAGCGGATTTGTGTGTTCAAAATTATACTGCTATTGAAAAATACCCAAATGCAGAAAAAGTAATTGAGGAACATGAATCGGTTGAAAAGAAAACAGTAAGCGTTGATACTCTTTTTAACGACTTAATGAAAATTGAGTGCTGTTTTAAACCTAAAATGATTGATTGCGACAAATGCGATGGTGATGGCGTATATGTTTGCGACCATTGTAATTCTGAATGTGATTGCAAAGAATGTGGTGGAACTGGGCAAGTAGCAGGCAAAGAACTTGAATTAACAAGCGAACATGATTGCGTTTTATTTAATAAAAAATACAAACTGAATTATTTGGATTTAATTATTAAAACCGCAGTTTATACAGGCGTTAAAGAGATTGAAATTTCAAACGGTACTCACGAAACTTCGGTAACTATTTTCACGGTTGGCGATTTCACTATTTTATTAATGCCGTGCTATCGTAGGTAGACTCTTTATGCTTGTGTATAACTTATAAATATCAACAGTTTAAAAAATTAAACTATGTGCCAATTATCATAATATGAAAAACTTGCTTTACACAAATTGGGTGAAAGTATTCATAAAGGTAAATGGAGCAACGAAGGTTTGGTTAAACTTATTGAACTGGGTTCAGACTATCTTAATCCACTTTCTATTCAGGAATATGCAGACAGTAGGAAAATAAGCTATCAGGCAGCAAGAAAGCATAAACAAACTATTTTATTAAGACAAAAATTTATTATTGACAATGATTAGAAAGGTTCACATAGGGCCGTTGTTTAACTACACTACAATAGGTTTGTATTTTTCAACTATTGTTATTTCAGCTTCATCCTTACCGATTGACATATCAATATTATATAAATAACCTTGTACCGAATTACCGTCTATATCTATTCCGAAATCCATCCAACCATACAAATTATCTTGAAGAACCTGTAAATCTGCATAAATAAACATGCAAGTAACTTTGTGCTTCATAGGTAAAATTATAGGATCGGATAATGTAGAAACTGGTATATCCTGATTTTCAGTAATCGCATATTCATCAAAACCGGACTGAGGGGTTCCCAGTGTTCTTAAGTTTTGTTGCTTGTCTGATGTTTGAAACTTCAATGTAGTACCGGAAAAATACGGTTTTTCGAGTGCAGACTTTAAATTAGGTTGACGCTTCAACATTCGCGAAGGTGTAAAGTATCTATTTAATAAATCTTCACGAAAAACGCTTGATTCTTTCAGTATCGTAATATTTTCGTCTCGTTCTGGTTTCCATTCATATCCATCCGCCTGAGTCTTAGTAATGAAAATATCAGAATCTTGCTTAGTATCGGTTGTGTCAATCGGCGTTGCTAAACTTGAAAGTATTCCTTTTGTGTCACCTCTGTAAGATGCAATATTTTCTAATTTGGTAGCAGTATTCAGTATTGTAGTTCTTTCAATTGTCGTGTTTGGTTCTGCAAGTCCGTTAATTTCAAGATACTCATATTTATCAAAACCTGATTTAATGTTACTAGGTGCGTATTCAATCATAACCTGTGACTCAATATCATATTTATTGAATCTAGATTTAAGTGGCGGGTTAAATATTATTTCATCTTCATCAGCACTTTTAAAGAAGTCTGAATATTTTTCAATTCTTAATCTTAGTGTTCCTTCAATTATCTCAAATGAATAACCTAGACCCCATATAGCACTAGCAGTCTTAAACAGGTCTTTGAAATTGACAGCAAGCGGTAAATCAGCAAGTGTTAACCCCCGTAAGTTTAAACCATTTTGTATATGTGCAAAAGACAATTGATTTTCGGTCAAATATTTTACACCATCTGCATAACTTAAATTCTGACGGCCAAAAAAATCAGAATAAAAAGGATATTGAGTGTCAAAAATGTGTTGTGATAATCTTTCAAAAGTCTCGTAAATTGGCCAACCTTCAACTTTTCGCGCTGGCGAAGTGATAATGTCCTGAGAAAATGAAATCATACTTTCGTCACTACTGTCGCTATAAAATCCGGCTTTTATTCCTGAAATATCACCAGTTTTTACAACTAATCGCAAACTTTGACCTTTTTTCAAGTCAATAGTTGTCGAATCGTCTATTAATAGGTCTTCGGTATCATTGCCGAAAGTAGCTAGTTCGATTTCATCAAAAATAACCTCTGCAAGATCGGAAACGACAAACATCAACGTCCACGGTGCAGTAGGGTTATTATCGTTAGTAATCCAAAAATGGAAAGTATATTTTACCGTCAATGTCCTATCAAACTCTGAACTTTCAAGTATTTTTGGTACTGCGGAGATATTTATAATTCTGTTTGTAAACTTAACGGCTTGAACATCTCCGACAAAGTCGTTTTTCTGAACGTCAAAAGGAAGTGAGGCATAACAATTGAATCCTTTTACGCGGGGCAAATCGTAAAGTATTCCATTTTGAACGGGTGTTTTTAGTTCGGCATAAAATCGCTGGTTAGTTGCCTGGTAATTTATGAATTTTTTATCTCCAAGTGGTCTATCTAAAATATTATAATCGCCTATTGAAACAAGTTTATTCAAGTCAACGTTAGTATCCTGACGTTGATCCAGTTTAGTTTGCATCGAACTATTAACGGCTTTTACCCTAATTCCAAAAGAGAACCCTCCAATTTTAACTTTCTGATAGAAATTAAAGTCAATGTTATAGGTAGATGGAAATTCAATGTATTTTCTGCCTTTTTCGGGGTCAACAAAATCAAACTCTTTCCACCAATACTGCACTAATGTACATTTTGCATTAAATCCAAAAGTCATATATAAATCCTTAAGCATTTTTGCAGCATTTCCGACAAACGTCAATGTATCGGCGTTGGATGAAACGAATACACCTCCAGCTTCTAAGTCACGTTTGATATTGATCTTTCCAGATGCCCACTCACATGGTTCTGTGTCGCAAATTAATTCTTCAGTATTACTTATCAGTTTGAATAAGTACTTTGATGGGGTGGCTGAATGTATGTCGTTTGGAAATGCCATAAATTAGTTTCTTAAAATCCGATTCAAGTAAATTGTTTGACTATTTGATGTTGCAAATCCAATAGTTTTATGATCTTTGTCGACAATCTGAACCGGTTTGTTTTTTAATGTCCGTTCCAAACTTGCAAGCCCCTCTACTATTCTATCGTCTGTCATGCCCCGGCTCCCGGAAGTCCCCGATCGTTCAGCGGCTGCAATCATCTTTTCAGTGTCAGGATTTGAAACAATTCGCGCCCCCTTGAATTTTGATCCTTCAAAGTAGGTGGCTTTGTTTGCCATAAGCACGCCTCCAGCTTTAGGGAACATTAATTCGAGTCCGGCTTCTCCAAATATTCCAAAGCCTTTATCAGCAGTTCCCCCGTCTTTGTATTTTGGAATAGGCTTGGCTGCAACTAAAGCCAATTGCAATGCTCCCTGAGCGATAACCCAAGGCAAAAATGGCAACCCAAAAGTTTCAGGACTTTCTGCTACAGCCTTCATCGATCCCTTAAATGTATCAAGCGCAATATTAAACATAGACTGCAATTTATCAGCTTTAGCCTGTTTTGTTTTTATTGCAGCGGCCTTTTTGTCGTATTCCTCATTTATCTTTTCTTTTTGTGCAGCAGTAAGTTTTTCATTTGATAGTTTTTTGTCACGTTCCTTGTCGAGCGCGTCAAGTTCAGCATCTCTTTTTGATGAACCTAAATCAAAGGCTCCATTTACGGCCTCAGATGCAATCTGTATTTGCATATCCTTGACTTTTTCAGCTATCTCTTTTTTCTTTTCGGCTGCTTTTTCAGAATCTTTTAATTCTTTAGCGATTCTATCCTCAGTTTCTTTGTCCAAAGAATCCATTATTTTTTCTTCATCTTTCTCGGATTCTTTTAGCAAGTCTTCAATAGTTTTTTGTTCGGCCTTTCTTACTTCAATTCGTTCTTTTGCTGCATCCTTTTCTTTTTCAAGTAATGCTTTTTCGTTTTCGTCTGTTGATTTAATCCTTAATTCCTGTAATTTTAGTTCAAGGTCTTCATATTCTTTAGTCCCTGACTTGTATAATTTCAATTTATCATTCAAAAAATTTGATTCCTGATTAGATAAATCTTTCTTATATTCTTCATCGGTCGATAATCCGGCAATATGTACCTGATTAATTGATTTTACCTCTTTATCGTTGTTTAGTTCAATTATGTTTAGTTTATCCTTTAAAGCCTTTTCTAAATCAGTTTTTTGCTGATCTAAAAGTTCTTTTGTTCCTGTTTGTATGCTTTTTGCAGCTCTAATTTGTCTACTTACACTTTCGGTTCTAAGTTCATTTTCTTTTGCAATAGCCTCTTGTAATTTTCTATCATCTTCATTCCTGAGTTGACCGGATATTTTCTTTAAATTATTAATAACCTTTAAATTTTCAACTACATCATGCTGATGATTTACTTCAACTTCTGCGGTTTCATTTTCTAATTTAACAGCTGTTTTTAAACCATCGACTCTTTCAGTTAACGATTTTGTTGCATCTGCGTATAGTAATCGAGCTTCTTTAATCTTGAGATTAGCCTCAGAACGTGGAACAATCAATTTTATTTCTGATTTTTCCATCTCTTGAAGTTTTCCTGTATATTTTTCGGCTGAATTTGATGCTATATCCATGTTTGCACCAACTCCTAGCCATGCCGGCCCTAAAAGAGATAGTATTTTTGTCCAGAAAGTACCTATTTTTTCTTCCGGTTTATTGAAAACACTTGCCATTTTTTCACCACCACTAATCATTTCACCAACCAATACACCCCATGCAGCCTTAAATCCTGCAACTTTTCTTTCTAATAGTTCAACTCCTTCTTCTGATTTTGTAAGAAATGAATATAATGGGGCTCCAATTGCGGTCAAACCTCCTACAATAATTAATCCTATTGGTCCAAGCTTTGTTAATATTGACATAAATCTTCCAGATGCTTCGGCAACATCTCCGATTGGCCCCGGAAGCGAACTATATTTTTCACTTAAATGGCCTAATTGATCTGCATAACCACCAACTCCGCGTTGATGCCTATTTGTTTCAGCCTCTGCCTTTCCAATTTCACGACTTAATTTATTTATTTCATCGGCTGCCGCCTTTGTTCTTGTTCCGGTTTTATCGTATTCCTTTGTGAGTTCAGAAAGCTTTTGACGCATCCTAACAAGACTACCTTCTTCAGCGTCACCTGCTTTTATCTTATCATTAATGGCTTTCTTTTGATCTGCCAGTGCTTTATTATTCCGTTGAATTTGTTCATAAATATCTTTATCAAACTTATTTAGTTTTGCTTCTGAGTCTGCCAGTGCTTTGTTTGCAGCATCAAGTATTTTTTGAGCGTCGGCAGCTTCCTTTTGCGCTTTGGTTAAGTCATCAACGGTTTTTGTATGAGTTTTGGCCTTTTCAGTTGCGTCACCCATATTCTTAACAAGGGTTAAATAAGTTCCTGCAAGGTTTGAAAGTGCCTTATCAGAATTGACTATTGCGGTGGTTACCTGTTCAAGGTTAGTTATTTCGCTAGATTTGGCCATCGTTTTGTTCTTTAGATTTTTTTACTCTATCCTCAGCTTCTTTTTTCATTTCAATGAAGGTAATTAATCTCATATCTTCATTATACATTTCACCCATAAAATTAAAGACTGAATAAAATACCCTGATAAGACTTACTGTTTGTTTTTCCTGTTCTGATATCTGTTTTTTGTCTGGGTAAATTTCTTTGTGCTTATCAATTCGATATTCAATATAATCATTCAGTTTTTTAATGTCTTCAAGTTCTTTAATGTCAATACCTGTATGTTTTAAAACTTCGGCCAATACCTCTTTTAATTGCTCTGACTCTTTGTAGTCCTTACCGATAATTATTTTCCAAACATTAATCCGTGATTTTAACCGGATTTCAATAACTACCAATTTATAAAGTGCCTCCAATATCTGTAATCTTCGATAAGACATAATTCTATCAAAATCATTTTCAAGTTCATCGACTATGTTTCTGTCTCCGATTAAATCAAAGATATCATTTGCGAGTTTTTCCAGACGTTTACGAAAAAACCAAATCGGGATTAATCCAACCTTTTTTAAGTGGCTTGCTGACTTTGTAGAGTCTAATAAAATCACATCTTTGATAGTTATTTCGTATAGTCGTTTTATCATGTCAATATTACTATAGCTATTAATAAAATAGCAGTTACAAAAAGAGCTATTTTTAAGTATTTTATAAATTTATCGACAGATTTTAAATATGATTCACGTATCATTTTATAATGATCTTCCAATTTTTTAAAATCAATATCGTAATTTCCTTTATTCATTTGAAAATAGTTAAGTAGTCGTCTATAATTGCTTTGTCGTTTTTGGCCTTCACTTTAGGCTGATTATTTGGAGCAACCCCGAAAATATTACCGTAATTTTTAGCCAACCAATTTGTTTTGTAATCTTTAGAACTGATAAAGTATTCCTCCATCTTTGGCATAGTTAAAAACATTGCACTTTGAAATTCACCACTGACAAATAAATCAGGTTTTATCTTATTCATTCGTCTGGCATATGCTTTGCTTAAATTAGCTGATCCCGTTCTTGAGTGTATCAATGGTTTTCCTTCAGCGTCTTTATGTCCTATCATTTGTGACCTATTAGCGTCTATAATTTGATCCTGATTAGATTCAATAACCCTAACAATATTTGCGTTCAAATTAGCAACATATAAGGCTGACCTCTTCTGAATTTCGATGATACTTTCAAGCATAACATTTAAAATTAAGGGGAAACAATCGCTCATTTCCCCTATGTTTTATTCTGACTTTTCAGTCTTTTTCTTTACCGGAATTGGTACACCCAAAACCTTTGCAATTTCTTCGGGTGTTTCCGTCACTTTTCCCTTTAAGGATTGATCATAGAACTCTTTGAACTGCTCAAATGTCCATTTATTCCACCCATTCGGGTTGATATCAACCGTTCCAAATTTCATTATACAGGAATATTAAGAACGTTGGATAAGTAGGTCACATGAGAAGCGGCAATTGTTACTGCCTGTATCTCAAAGTCACCAGTTAATTTTGGTGTAGTGTTAAGGAAAGTAACCGGATAAATTCCGAGTGCCGCGCTTGCTACATCTATTGCAGTTGCCGCGCCACCGGTATCAGTTGACAGAGAAACAACTTCCCATTGTGAATAAGTGGTAAAACCTGCATAAGGTTCACCTGTTGCCCGTTTTGTTGCTTTCAATACGACTACACCGGTTGATCCGCTGTAAGCAGTTATAACTTCGATATTGATACCTGCAGGCGTAAGTGCTTCAAGCTCTTTACGGGTGAAATCAGTTTTAATGATCTGATAGTTCTTCCATTCCTCTACATCGTCAAAAATGATATCAAAGGGACTTGCCTTTTGTTTTTCAGCACCTCCTGGTTTAGGAATATCGAATGTCAAAAATAAACGTCCGCAGAATCCTTTTTGTAATCCTGCCGAAGTTGCAGCACTAATTAGATCGCCATTCTGTAAAACAAGCGTAAAATCAAATTCCTGGGTATCTGCTGCGAACCAAGTTTGATAATCCTCGTACGAAATATTAGCGTTGCCAACAAACTGAGGCGGAAAATCTTTGGTTTTTTCTATAAACCCGGTATTTGATGTTGTCATTTCCGGTGCCTGACTTTTTGGTTCCAATCCACGATCTAAGTCGAGATATATAGCCGAAATAGCTGCGGTAGTAGCAGGATTCATCAGCGTTGACCATCCAGCGGCAGTCTTAGCCTGTACAAATGTTTGGGCTGTGTTTTTCTTTTCAACAATAACACCTTTAATGTCAGTCAAAAATACTTTACTTTGCCCGTTACCTGAAAATCTAAACGTTTTCATATTTTAAACTTTTTGTATTAATAAATTTTGTAAGTTCACTTCAATAGACGAAAGTGGATCAAAAATAGTATCACCAGAATTATTTAACCAAAACGGATGATCATTTGAAGGGTATAAGAAATCATTACCTAATTGAATATTTGGATGATGTCCTAATGCTTCGTAGAGTGCTGAAAAAATGGGATATAAAATAGGCCTCAT